CTGGACGTTCGGAAGCCCGGGCGCGTAGATGATATCGCCGGCGTTCTGTGCCATCTTGTTGCTCCTGAGTGCGTGCACGAAGAAGCCCCCCCGAGGGCCCTAGAAAGGGGCCCCTGGAGGACTTGTGTGGTTGAGGAGTTAGCGCCCTACCGGGCGTGCTTCTGAGCGCTCCTGAGGGGCTCTCAGAGTGCGTACCGGGGTGTCTTCCAGAGACGAACCTCAGTGCCTGCTTCGTGGCTCTTGACCACGCCGTTGACGCTGCGGGTAACGGAGAGGGTCTGCGGCGAGCTGGTCCCGGTGATGCCCGTGACGGTCATCCGCTCCCCGCCGACGTGGATGTCGAACGGGAAAGCCGAAACGTCCGTCGTCCAAAGGGATGTCCCGGTCGCGGCCACTGAAAGGCTCGGGCTCAGCGTGCCGACGGTGAAGACAAGTTCACTGCCATCCGTGTCGTACCGGTCGGTGTCGTAGACCGCGACCTGGTAGGGAGCTGCGGGCATGCAGTTGAAGGTGAACGTCTTCTCCACCGGACCGACGACCTTCTCGTCACCCAAGACGATCAGGTCGACGTCGCCATAGATCCCCACGGCCTCGAGGCCAGTGATCCGGATCGTGTCGCCTACGTCCACCTTCCACAGCCCGGCCGACAGAGCCGCGTTCGCTGCGACGGCCGGCGCCAGGAGGTTTACCACGACGCTCGGATATCGCGCCTGATCCAGGGTGCCGGCGTTCAGCAACCACTGAGCGATGCCAGGCAGCATCGCGTCTGTCTGCACGTTGACCTGACGTTCGTCCTGATAGCGGCCGACGCCATCCGGTGGATCCTCCACCGACAGCGGCCCAGTGAGCCGTGTGGCTCGGAAGCTATCCCCGTCGCGCCGGGATGCCGTCACGTCGTTGCGGGTCCGCTGGTCGTCGTCAACGGGCTCGAACGGGGGCGACAGCTCGCCGGCCGAGTAGTCGATAGTGATGACCGGGTCCTGGTTGTACATGCTCGATCGGGACCGGTACAGCAACGACAGAGCGTCTCTGGCTTCTGTCAGGATCCCGAAGTCGGCATTCTCCGCGTCCCTGATCTGCGTCAGCGTCGGCTCTTCGTACTGCGCGCCCATCGCCGTTGTGTCCGCATTGTCCCCGACGACAGTGATCGGCCAGCTGGCCAGCTCCGCGACCCGGTCCAGGCGGTCGCCCGCGGTCTCTCCGACATACCCGAACGCAGCGGAAACGACGTCGTCAACGTCGGGGATGACGCCCCCGCCGACGTTGTTCCCCCACACCGCCAGGTGGGCAATGTTCATCACGGTCTGATCGGTGTAGCGGGTGTAGAACAGCCGGAACAGTGAGCACCCATTCAGGGTGTACCCGGCCATCGTGCCGTCATCGACCAACGTCCCGTCGATGTAGACGGCATAGTCGGTGTCCGGGCCATCCGTCGTGAGCTGGAACCGCAAGTGATGCAGCCGGGTGTCTAGCAGCTCCGGGATCTGGTCTGTCTCGAGGAACCCGATCGGACCGACGTTCGGGTCATCGAACGTGACCTGTAGCGTGCCGTCGTCGGTGTCCGTGTTCAGGATCAGATTCCACATCCGGACGTTGTAGTCCTCGAGCTGGATTTGCAGCACTCCAAGCCCTGGCGGGACGGCCTGGAACACCATCTCGAACGCTATGGCATTGTCGCCGGTTCGGACGTCGCCGCGCATGTAGGCGTTGCCGGTCGCGTTCAGTTCCATCCCGGTACCGAGCCAGGCCGCGCCCATGTCGCGGCCATAGGTGAAGACCGGGCTCTGGATCACGTCCCCGAACAGGCCGAGCGCGGGCTGTGGGAAGAACCGCGTCTCCAGGTGAAGCAGGAACGGGGCCTGGTTGAGGCTGTACGTTGTGCCCTCGCCACCGGACAGCGGGTAGTAGCACGCCAGGTTCGAGGGGTGAACAAGGGTGTAGTAGTCCCGCAGGCCGGTAACGGCCGGGGCTGTGCCCTGGCCGTACCGGCGCAGTACGCCGTTCGACTCGACCGGGACGTAGGCGTCCGTGCCGGACGGGTCCCATCGCGGTGGGAGGCTGGCGACCTCCCCCCAGAACAGGTAGTTCACGCACCGGATCGCGACCGCCATAATTCCCCAGTGCGCGGAAGCCGCGGTCCACCGGACGTTGTAGCCGCCCGGGACCGTCTGCACGTCAGAGCGTTCGACGCTGACCGTCTCGGTGCCGATGTCATGCTCGCCGAGTTGGGTGTATCCGCTGCCGGCGCTGATCGTGGAGCCGTCGTTCAGGTCGCTCAGCAGTGACCCCAGGATCATTGCTGGCTTGAAGGTCGTGATTCCGTCGAGCGGATCGGCCGACGGGGACGCACTGCTGTAGGCGGTCGACGTCGCGTCGACCTCCGTGTTCGTGCCGCCAGTGATCGTGATGGCACTGGCCTGACGGAGCACGGTGGCAGTCGTGTCAATTACGACCGTCTGCGCACCGGTCGGGATCAGCCTGTTGAGGAAGTACATGTAGCCGACAGCCTGGACGGCGCCCAACGTGAACAGTCCGAAGATCTTGCGCTCCATCGCCACCCCGCCGTAGGTGACGGACGCGATAGAACCACCGCTGGTGTTGTACTGCCACACGAAGACGCAGACCCCGGTGGGATCACCGGTGGGCGTGTGCGTCCAGGACAGGTCACCCGTGCCGCTGCTGTTGCTGTACGCGTCGTAGACGGGGGTCTCTTGGACCCCCACCCGGATCTTTGTGTTCCGCCCGAGCTGGCCGTAGTACGGCGATAGCGGGTTCCGTGGAGAGAACCGGCCGTCGCGGTTGTCGAGGGTCAGCGAGAGCCGCGACGGGGCCGCGTTGCTGTCCTCATCGCTCCGGCCGCGACCGACAGTCAGGGGGGCGCGCGTGTAGACCTTGTCTGAGATGTCCGTCCAGCCGACGCCTGCCCGCTCGATCTCTACTAGCAGCTCCCCGCTCACAGATCGAACACCACCTTCGCGCCACCCTCGATGCGGAGCTGTTCCTTCAGCATTTGCAGCAACTGCTTGGCGTACCGGCCATCAGCTCGGAAGGTGACCACACTGCCGCCACCTCCACCGCTGGTGGACGTAACCCGCTCGCCGGCACGAAGTACTGCGAGGGACTCCGACCCGAGACCACCAGGCACGATGCCGCCCTGGTGGAAGTACGGAATCGTGAAGCCCTTACCGCCGATGTTCGGGACCCAGCCAGGGACTGTGAATCCCTTCCCGCCGACCGTGCTGTTCCATGCAGACTTGATGCCGGAGAACGCCGCCTGGAAGGGGGCGGTGATCGTCCCGGCCACGTTCTTCATGAAGCCCTTGACTGCACCCGGCACTGCCCTGATGGCGTTCAGGATCGAGTCCCTGTGCTTCCAGATCGGCTTGATGGCCAGCTGGAACGGAGCCGTGAGGGTGTTGAAGATGGTCTTCCAGTTGTTCCTGATCCAGTTGAAGACGCCTACGGCAACGGTCTTCACAGAGCCGAACGCGCCGTTCACGATGTTTCGGAAGGTCTCGCTCTTCTTGTAGAGCGCGACCAGACCGACACCGAGCAGGACGAGGGCGGTGATCACTAGCCCGATCGGGTTCGCCCGCATGGCGATGTTCAGCGCCTTCTGTGCCACGGTGGTGCTCTTGATCCAGGTCACGCCGTTCTTCAGGGCTGGGATCATGAACGAGGCCAGACCGCCGGCAAGATCTGCCGCACCTTGGCCGGCCATGACGAAGCCCTCGAACAGGTTGCCCTTGGCGATCTCCGCGGCGCCACCCATGACATCCTTGGTGCCGGTCAGGGTGTCAGAGAACCCCTGAGCCTTGCCCTCGGCGCCGTCCGCTGCCTCACCCATGGTGTCGAACGAGGATGCGGACTCACCCACGGAACGGCTCGCAGAGCCCACGTTGGACTTCATCCGGTCGGCTGCAGAGCCGACGTTGTTGAAGGCTGACTCCAGCTTCGTGGAGTCGCCAGCGAACGTAAGCGTTACCTGGTTCGCCATCAGTCGATCTCCACTCCGGATTGACGCGCTACCTCAAGTAGCGCTGCCTCAAGCAGCTCGGGCAGCTTCTCTTTGTTGTCGTAGAACGCTCGGTACAGGTACCGCCCGTCCTTCTTGAACGGGCGCGCGTTCTTCTTCCCCCGGCCGCCCATGCCGCCGTGGTCCAACCAGCCGTAGTACGCGACCGACCGTGAGCCGCCGGCAAGCCTGACGGCTTTCGGTGTGCTCTTGGCTTTGATGCTCTTCCGGGCCTTGCCGGACTTCGTCGGCACCTTGGACTTGGCGTCCTGTACCACGATGTCCGCGGCTTGGTTGAAGGCGACACGGAGAGCCTTCGGCAGGTCATTGCCCAGGGTCTTGAGGTTCCGAGTGAACTGGTCGAGGCCATCGATAGCGATGGCGTCGCTAGCCGTTGCCATCGGCTACCTCCCCTGCTTCAGGCGCTCAAGCTCCTGCTCTTGCGCCATGCGCGCGTAGTAGATCCCCCAGTGGAGGAACTCGTCACTGCTCATCTCGGCCCGGAGTTGGCCTACGGTCTTGCCCAGCTTCTGGGCCAAGAAGAAATCGAACTCGACGTCACTCGACGTCTCGAATGTCAGGTACGCCGCTTTTGTCGGCTCCCTCGGAGAGGCCCGAAAGCTCCTGGATCTTCTGAGATACGGGCTCCATCTCGCCGGCCGGAGAGACGCGCTGCCACGCGCCCACCTCGTCTTCGGTCATCGCCGGCTCGACGAGCGCGAGCGACAGCATCCGACGCTCCCAGGCATCCTCGGTCTTCAGACCGCCGTCCGCCTGGTGCTTCCGCATCATGAAGACTTCGCCGCGGGACAGGCCCCGGACACGTACCGCGCCCATGTCCTTGACCTCCACGTCGTCCTCTGGCATCCCGTGCACAGTCTCGGCACGCTTGCTGGTCAGCCGTTCCTTGAGCTCCATGGTTCTCCGATCACGCCTGAGTCGTGTTGGTGACGTCGTCGGTGAGCTCGATCTCGCACGACCACTTGATCATGTCGGCGACCGGGTTGGTCTCGACGTAACGACCGACCACGACGTCCACCGCGGTTTGAGGCTTACTGGCGCCGGTACCTTCCGGCCGGCGGATCAGCTCCACCGTCTGACCGAGCAGCGGTTCGAGGATCGCCTTCGGACCGGTGGCGCCACTGGAGTAGGTGCCGCTGAGGCTTCCCTTGCCGTCCAGCAGACCGCCCACCTTCACGTGAGCGTTCTTGCCGTAGGTCGTGACATCGTGGATGTCTGCGCTCCGGTCGATCTCAGAAGCGTCGGTGAACTCGGACAGGTCGTCCGCGTCCACGCTGATGTAGGTGTCTTTGGCATGCACGAAGGCCATCGCTCAGGCTCCCTGTCCAGCTATTTCGAGTGAGAAGACGGCGACGAGGTAGTCCGTGCCGTTCATGGTGTAGATGTCGAGGGCGGCGCTAGCGACCCTCAGGACGTCGAACTCGGTGTAGGTCCCGGACTCCAGAACCTCTTTCACAGAAGAGGATCCGGAGCCACTGAGGTATCCCGAGATCGCTTCGCGTGCAGACCGGTCGGTGACGTTGCTGACCCAGACCACAACGGGCAGGGTCATCTGATCCATGCCGCGGCCGTAGGTCGCGTCATAGGTGTAGTCGTCCGGGTAGTCCACCACCGCGTACGGCGCGGTGGCCTTCTTGACGGGGTGTGCGAACACCCGCAGGTTGGTGATCGTGTCGAGCCGATCCGCAACCTCTTGCATCACAGCACCGACGTTCATCCAGGCCTCACCATGCGCCGGTAGGACGCGACCAGGACGGCGACGTCCGGGTCAACCTTCGCGAGTAGCCGAAGCTCGTTGCCGAGATCCGGGGAGCCGGCGACACCGAACGGGCTCTCACGGCGCCCTAGGATCCGTGAAGCCTGGAGCAAGGTGGCCTGCTTGATCGTGGCTGGAACAGCCGTCCAGCCCCATTGGGCGGTGATTGAGACGGCATCCTCGCAGCCGTCCGGCTTGGCTGCGGAGTCCGCCTTCACGACGATCCGAGTCCAGGGCTTGCCCTTGCTGACGGCGTTCCCAGGCTCGAACCTGTAGGACGTGACCGAGCCTGCAGGGACCTCGATAGCGAGTCCCGTCGCAGTCATCAGGTCGTCGGTGTTCACGTGCCACAGGCCCGTGATGCGATCCCACTCAGCCGTGTACACGCGCTCTTCTGCGCTGTCCACGACTCCGAACTGTCGGCCGGCCGCACGGTCGATCGCTCGACTCGCGCCCGTGATGGCAAGTGCAATCTGGACGTCGTCCAGCTCGTCGTCGATGTTGACGAATGCCTTCAGCTCGGCATCCTCGCAGTAGTCAGGAGCCCAGGCCATCGGTGCCCTCCGAACCCTCGATCAGCGACTCAAGCTCGCGGCCCGCTTCGGCCGCAAACTGGTCACGCTCCATCTGGTAATTGACGTGCTCGCTGACGTCCTCCGCGATGCCACCGAGGAAGTTCCCAGTGACACCGAAGAGGCTCGCGACGAACGCCAGGATGCGCAGGAGCAGGAAGCTCCAGTGCCACTGCTGGCCGCCGGCCGATTCCTCGCAAACCTCGTCCTCGTCCATGACGGCCCTCAGCTCTCGTTTGGGTAGTCGTTACTGCGTGGCGGGAACCGGACTCGAACCGGCGAACGCCGGCTTATGAGGCCGGTGTGCATTCCGTCGCACCACCCCGCACTGCCCTGCGGTTAACGTCGGCAGGGACGACGGCGGGATGTGGGGTTGCCACTCACGGTGTCGGGCGCACCGGCCCACCCCCTGCCCGCTCCGCCTGGATTTCAGGTCCAGACAGGAGGAGACAGGGGGTGTACTGAAACTCAGGCAGCCGGGTCGTAGGTGATCTCACGAACCCCGGCGAGCCGGGTGTTCGCGGTCGCCTGGTAGCCCCACACGCCGAACGTGATGGTCGCCACCTGGTACTCGAACCGGAGCTGCTGGGGCGGGGTCGCCCAGCCGTGGACGTCGTCAGAGCTGAACAGGTAGCTCGACTCCGAGACGGTCCCGGAAGCGCCCAGCGCCCAGGCCGGCAGGCCGACCTTGCCGCCGACACGAATGGAGCCCATGTCACTGGCGGTCTGGCCGTTGGAGTTGACCGCACCCAGGATCGGGTACAGCGGCCGACCGTCCGCGTCGCGGGCCGCGACCAGGGCCTTGTACAGGTCCTCCTGCAGAACCAGCTTGTCGAACCGGTCGCCACCACGCACGAAGTGCAGCGCGGCGAAACCGGCCTCGATCTCGCCGGCCAGAGCGTCGTCCGCGGCGGCCGTGGTGAGAGCGATCGCGGTCGGGGTCAGGCTGTCCAGGAGCGCAACCGCCTTCGCCTCCAGCGACTCGAAGTACGCCCGGAGGACACCGCGCCAGATCAGGCCGGACACCTGCGGGTTGCCGCCGGCGTCCACGACCTCCCGGTAGACGTCGTACTTGCCGGACAGTGCACCCGGGGTGATGGTCTGGCTCGTGGTGGTGTAGCCCCCCTCGGACGGCTCAGACCCCGGAGTGTGGTCGCCGACAAGGGTGGTCTCGCTGTTCCACTTCGGAACGACGAACGGGGTGCCGTCCGGCAGGGTGCCCTTGTTGATGGCGTCCCAGACCGGCGTGACGTAGGACAGCTGGTCCACGAACAGGTCCGGGCGCTGGCGGTTCGGGTTCACGCTGGCGACGTTCGTGGTGGTCACATCGAACGTGGCGGACATGAACTTGTCGAGGCGCACCTTCGCGTCACCCGAGCCGTTGTCGTGCCGGGCGACCGCGAACAGGTCGGAGCTGAACTCGTGCTCGCCGCGGCCACCGTCGAAGCGGTAGGGGGCCTCTTCCTTGACCTCGAACTGCGCAGTCGGCGACACGGCCTCCGGGCCGCTACCGTCCGCGTGGGTGCCCTTGATCAGAAGGGCTGCGATCTGCTCGGCGACGTTGCCGAAGTTGGGAGCCGTGACCTCTTCGGTCTTGGCTTCGGTGCTGACCTTGGTGTCGGTCACGGGGTTCTCCTCGTTGTGCTTGCTCGCGGCCACAGCGGTCACGCGTGCAGAGTCGAAGGCGGGACAGGGGGTAAGTGCTACGTGCGCGAGAGGCGCGGACACGGCGTGCAGAACGCCGTCTCGCTCGTCGAACTCGCCACCATCGGCGATACCGATGGACAGGCCGTCCTTGACGAGGTCGGAGGCCATCAGTAGGGCCTCGTCGCCGGCGGGAGTGGCCGCGACCTTGAAGGTCGCTACGAGCCCCGCGTCGGTGTCGTCCAGCTGGACGGCACGCCCGATGGGCTTGGTCCAGTCGTGGCCGTCCAGGAGCTTGACGCGCGAGACATCCTCGTACGCCAGTGAGCCCTTGCTGAACTGCCACGTCCGCCCGTTCGACTGGGCTGTCTGGCCGTACGGGACAGCGAGACCTCGAATGGTCCGCTTGTCCAGGTCGACCTTGAATTCGGCGGCAGCCGCCGGCGCGTCGAACGTGACGACCTCTTGGTCAGAGCTGAACTGGCTCGCAGGCTCAGACTGCCTGCTGGCGGCCGGGGCCGCAGTGGTAGTGCTGCCCACGGCAGCCTCCTCCTGAGGGGTAAGCGGGGGCTTGTCTTCCAGCTCGCGAATCTCGCGGCCGGTGATCGCACCGACGCGCTTGCCGACCTCGTAGGTCTGGTAGCGCGACAGGGTGTCGGTTTCGAGGAAGGCGTTCACGTTGAACTTCGCGTACTGCCCACGGGCAGTGACGTCGCCCATGGACAGCCGGTCCTCGATCGCCTGCATGTACGGGCCGAGCGTGAAGTCGAGGAACCGCTTCCGGATGTCCCACGAGTTGAAGTAGGTCCGGCTCGTGGTCGAGACGTTGACGTCCTCGCTGTTGATCCCTGCGAGCGTTGCGATCTCAGCGTTCGCGCGCTCGCGGGCAGCGTTCATCTGCAGCTGTTCCGGCGACCAGGAGAGCGGGTTGTACTTCACCCACGCCGGCACGTAACCGTCACTGTTCTGCTGGCGGGCGTTCCGCCAGTCGGCGAGGAACTTCCGGACCTCGTCGTCTTCGTGCTCGTCGTCGCCGTCCACGGGGGTGAACAACCCTTGCGCCATCGGCGAGAGCGCCGAGCGGTACGCCGCGGCCTCCAACTGGAGCGCCGTCCTGATCGCTCGCGCGCCCGCTCTCAGAAGTGGATCGTTCGGGGAGTCGAAGCGGATCAGGTCGATGTCCTCAACGGGCTTGCCGTCGATCAGTACCGGGTGTTGCGTGTCGTCCACCCGGTCGGGGTGGACTAGTTCCACGTAAGCCGGGAACTTGTTCGCGTACCTCTCGGTGACGCGCCAGAACGCCTTCCCCTCAAAGAGAATGTCGTCCACGGTCTGTGCCATCGTGACCGACCGGGGACGGTTGCGCTCCGGCTGCTTGAGCAGGCCGTTGTCCTGCTCCCGCTTGCTGGCGTCGTAGACGTCCAGCGGGAGCTGGCCGATGGTGCCGGCGATCAGATCGCGCGACCGCTTGACGGCCGGCGACTGGATCGCCTCCGACCGCGATACGCGTCCGGGTGCCGTGACGACGTCGGCCCATGACGACAGGCCAATGATGGCCGGGTCAATGTCCGATCGGTCGACGGCGAACTGTGGGCCCTGAGACTTCAGGGCATGACTGAGTACCGGCCCTCTTCCGAGTAGCCGGTCGATGAACCGGGGCACTGCGCCTCCCGTTACGTGGTTGCTTGTTAGCTCGCCGCCGTGATGACTCGGAGGCTTCCGGCCGCTCTCTTCCGCCGGCAGGAGGACGCAGCCCAGACAGCTGCCTTCAGTGCGTCCGCGCGAGCGGTGGACGCCATCCGCGGACCATCGGCCCCCGGCAGCGTCCGCGCTGCCAACACCTGACTTCCCAGGTGGTCGGAGCCGTCGTGCAGTAGGACACCTTCGGCTAGCAGTCGGCCCAGCTCCTGGACTGACTGACCAGTCCGGCCCTGACCCTTCCGGGCCCGGATGCCCTTCAGTTCAGGCTCTTCCAGGAGGCTCGCGCCGATGGTCGCCCTGCGCGTGAAGCCCGACGCCCTCAGGGCGTCCGCGGCTTCCGAGAGCTCCTCGAAGTCCTGGACGGACACCACGACCTGGTCTCCGGACTTCCACGCCAGCGCCAGCGATACGCCGTCGCCGAACCATGACTCGATAGCCGCGGCATCCGGTACGCCGACAGGGCTCTCGGTGGAGAGGGCCCGCCACTCTGCGGCCGACACGACCGGGTTACCCCGATCGGCCGACACCGTGCCGAGCTGCCAGACGTTCAGGTACTGCGCGCAGAACCCGGCCATCGGGTCGGGGTCATCCGCTTGAGGATCCGCTTCACCGGCGAGCGCCTTGGCGTACTTGTCGGCGATCATCCGGCGCCGGTCTTCCGACCAGTGCGGGCTAGCTGCCTGCCAGACCGCGGGGTCGCCGGGGTCAGCGCCAGGAGGCGCGCCCCACAACAGAAGCAGGGTTTCCCCGCCCTCGGTGGTCAGGGCCACCTGTAGCCGAGACTTCATGAGGCTGGTGGCTCGCCGGTGGGCCGTCGACGTCAGGTGAAGCTGTGGACTCTGGCGCTCAAGCGTTGCCGGCTCAAGGCCTTCGTCTACGGTCTCGGGCTTGACATCCCAAGCCTCATCCACGACGCCTAGATCCACGTTGTAGCCGTAGACCGCGTCCTGCGCCTTCGTCAGCCACCGATCCCCGGCAGGGGCCTCGATGGCTCGGCGGCCGTTGGCGCGGATGACCTTCCAGCCGGCGTCCTCTTCAGCCCAGCGCCAGGCGCCGCGCTGGATCTCTTCACAGATCCCGACGTCGGAGCCGGTGTGCACCACCGTCTGAGGCTCCGGACTCCCGAAGACCTCCGGGTGCGCCATCCTCCAGAGGGCGACACCCCGGACGCGAACAGACTTGCCGGCGCGACGGGGTGCTGACTCCAGCACCACCCGGTGACACAGGCCTCCGTCCGCTCGGTGCTCAAGCTGCCGGGTGATGGCGAGTCGCTGCCACCACCGGAGCGTGATCTTCTGGGTGCTCTCGATCCAGGAGATCGCCTGGTCTCCGTACGATCCGACCGCATCGTCCGGAACCGGCGACATGTAGAGCGGAACCGCTGCATCCTCGGGGACTTCTAGCAGCCCCTGTAGCCACTCGTGGTGGCCCAGGGTCTCCGGGTCCCAAGCCAGCTCGCCGCGGGCTTCTACGGCCCCTCCAGGGCCCGGGGAGAGAGAAGAAACAGAGGCGGGCTGTCCAGGGGGTCCAGCCACCGGAAGAATCGACCTCGTCGGGTCGCCTACACGGTTGTTGCATGGTTGACATGCCGACACGAGATGATCGGGAGGGCACAGGAGCCCTGCCTTCACCCCGAAGATGTGATGCACCTGAGTCGCAATGCTCGTGCACGCGCCCGCGATCCGAAGCTGACACTCGTGGTTGTCTCGTGCCAGCACGAAGGCCCGGAGTTTCCTCCAGGCCCGAGTGCTCCCGTTACCCCACGCTTCACTCATCGGGGGTGGGTGCTGCTCATGCACCCCACCCCCTAGCGAGTAAGGGGTACGCCCTGGTGTAGGCGTACCCCATCGAGAGACGGCGGGGGAGCGCCGGAACGGTAGCGCTCTACCCCGCCTGCTTGATCCCTGGCCTACATACGGCCAGGCGTTCTATCCGTTCCTAGCCGATCCCTTGCTCATGCTCCGGTCTCGGCAACCGGGGGCAGCCTCAAGCTGCATCCGGATCGTTCGTGAGGCTGGGTCCAAGGGGCGCCGTTGAGCACCCCTTGTCCTTCTCGCTCGGGCGCTGCGAAGCGCCCTCTACTCTTTGCACATAAGTCGGGGCAGGCTCAGGCTGCCGCCGACATCTCGTTCACAGCAGGTCCGGGCATGAGGCGCCACGTCGTACGCGCGCCCCGCTTCTGCCCGGTGGTCTCAGCCTCCAGCCATCCGGCCTCGACTAGCACCTTGACGCCTCGCTGCGTGAACCCGTCGCGCCGGCCTACAGCGGACTGGAGTGACCGCCACGGCATGACAACCTGCGAGTCATCCCCACAGAGCCGTGCGATCTGGTGAGCCACCTCGTGCGCCGTACCCTGCCTGGATCGCGGGACGTAGTGTTCGACGTCCTGAAACCACAGGGCTGCTTGCCCAGTCGGTTCCCGGTCCTCAGCTGATACGGGCTGGAGTGTCTCTGCCGCCATGGTCCACTGCGGTGGGTCGAGACGGCCGGTGGCCACACCAGGAAGGTGCAGCCAGCTGGACTCGTCCTTGACCGCACACTGCCGGCAGTGAGCCGTCACAGCCGTCCCAGCTTGTCTGCGATCGCCGCCAGCACGTCACCGAGTGCGTATCCGATGGCGTACAGCCCAACGACAACGACACCCCCGAGTGCGCCTCCCAGTAGTGCGGCGATCATGAGCACACCCGTCCGGTGGTGAGCTGTGGTTGGGGGTACTTTCCCCAGCGAATGAGCTCGACCCGGAGTACGTGATGGGCCCCGTTGAGCTGGTCCAGGATGGGAGCGCGTAGGCGAATGTCTACGGTCACGGTGCGGGGTGTGGTAGCCATCAGCTCATTACCCCGCGGTGCCCTCGCCTCGTGCGGTGTCGCGCCGGCGGCACGTAGGCCGCGGTCGCGTGGTACTGCTTCCGCTCTGGCTCTTCGGGGAGTCGAGCACGCCAGCAATCCGCGTGCACGTAGCCATCCACGCTGTCCTTGGTGACCTCCGTACCGGCCTCGAAGCCGTTAGCGCAGAGGGCACAGAAGCCGTCGTACTTGGCGATCAT